GATGATGAAGACATGGAAATGGATGATGAAGACATGGAAATGGATGATGAAGACATGGAAATGGATGATGAAGACATGGAAATGGATGATGAAGACATGGAAATGGATGATGAAGACATGGAAATGGATGATGAAGGAGAAACTATCGATATGAGAGGAGCTTCTGACGCTGAAGTCTTAAAAGTTTTCAAAGCAATGGGAGATGATGATGGAATCGTTATAAAAAAAGAAGGTGAAATGTTACACCTTGAAGACGGTGATAACGAATATATGATACGACTAAGAGAATCAGAAAGAAAAATGAATGAAGTAATATATGAAATAGAAATGGATGGGGACACTTCAAGCAAGTTTGGTAAGAACATATATGACGAATCCGATTATAAATTGGGCGAAGATATAGATAGCGAGCCTGAACATGAATATAATGAAGGTTGGTCTTGGGCTGGTGCCGCAAAAGGTGCTATGATGGGCGGAATTGGTCTTGAAGAAGAAGATGGTTACGGAAGTGAAGAAAAAGTTTATGAATTCGAAGGAGATGACTTAGAAAATGCAATCGCTGAAGCCGTTGAAAAAACCAAAAAATCAATCAAAAATAAAGGTGTCGGTATTGGTCGTGGTCCTAAATTTGCATATGGTAAAAAACCTAACATGAGCGGAGGGTTTAATGAAAAAAGAAAAGAAGCTTTTGGAAAAGGAACTAAAGCCATGGGAACAGGTAAAGCAAAATTTGAATATAAGGACGAAACGAATGGTGATTTCAAGAATGTTAGAAAAATGGAAACTAAAGAAGCCGTACGAACTAATAGTTACACCAGAGCCAATAAAGTTGGAAACAGAAAAGGTTCTGATCAAAATGTTAACAGAAAAGAAATCAGAGTAAGACCGCACACAAGAATAAATGAAGAAGTTGAAATGTTAAAAGAAAAAAATAACGAGTATAAAAAAGCTTTAGACGTTTTCAGAACCAAAATCAATGAAGTTGCGGTTTTTAATTCAAATTTAGCTTATGCAACTCGTTTGTTCACTGAACACTCAACAACTAAACAAGAAAAAATAAATATTCTAAGAAGATTTGATAATGTTGAATCTTTGAAAGAATCTAAAAATCTTTACCGAACTATTAAAAATGAATTGTCATCTTCAGTAAGTTCAGGTTCAGAACAAAAATTAACCGAATCAATTGAAAGAACTGTAAATAAATCTGTTGAAACAGGTTCAGCAGTAAACTTAATTGAGTCAAAAACGTATGAGAATCCTCAATTTTTAAGAATGAAGGATTTGATGTTAAAAATAAAATAAAAAATAAACTAAAAAATAAAATAAAAAAAATGGGAGCTTTATTAGAATCAGGTCTTGTTGGTAACATCGGGTTAAAACACCTTAAAGTTATCAAAGAAGACACAATTAACAAATGGGACAAATTAGGTTTTTTAGATGGCCTAAGAGGTCACCTAAAAGAAAACGTAGCACAATTATACGAAAATCAAGCATCTTTTTTAATCAACGAAGCAACTTCTGACGGAACTTCAAATGGAGCATTCGAAACAGTTGTTTTCCCGATTGTAAGACGTGTATTTTCTAAATTGTTAGCTAACGACATCGTATCAGTACAAGCAATGAATTTACCTATTGGTAAATTGTTCTACTTTGTACCACGTATTCAAGGATATCAAAATCTTAGTTCTACGTATGCAAACCTTTATCCAAATTCCTCACCATCTAACGCAACAGCGGGTGGTGATCATTACGCACCAATCGGTTCACCAGAAGCGGTTAATGCCAATTTGAACAATCCTAGCCAAGGATATCCTACCAATGATTACTACTACAAAAAAAATCTTTACGATTTATTTTACGAAGGCAACGAAGCGTCATTAGATCCTCCTGGATTATTTGACTACTCTAAAGGTAAGTGGACTGCGGTCACTGCAACTACGTTAGTTCAAGCATGGGCCGGTTCTGAGTTAGTAAACGCTAACATTGGTGCTGGTGAAATTATTCCAGCAGGTAACTATAGAAAAGTTATCGTTAAACTTTGTGGTTTCATGAATTCAGGAGCTGGAAAACTTATCGGTCCTGATGGTAACGAAATGGACACTGAGTCATTCCTTTCTGACCTTAGAATTTACGCGGCTAATGGTTTCTCAGCAGCAACAACACCTTGTAGTGTAACAACAACTACTTATAATGGATCCACAGTTTACGCTCCTCTATTATTTAGAGTTGTAACTCAAATCTATGGTAAAGGTATTGTAAAATATGGTAGCAACGCAGCAACTGTGTTCACAAATGCGTCAGGTTATCCAAACAGTCCATCTAACGGTGGTAATGGTGGTAACTATAATGACATTTGTGATGAAAATGGTTGTATTTGGTTAGAGGTTGATTTATCTTGTCCTGTATGTGCTGATTGTGATGCGACTTCGTTAGACGGATATACAGGGACAACAATCTCATCAGGATCATCAGCATCTTCATTTACCGCATGGTATAGAAGATATGCCAATTTGGAATTTGAAGATCAAATTGGTGAGGTTTCTTTTGACCTTGAGTCAGTAACTGTATCTGTTACAGAAAGAAAACTAAGAGCACAGTGGTCACCTGAGTTAGCACAAGACGTTGCTGCATTCCACAACATTGATGCTGAGGCCGAATTGACGGCTTTGTTATCAGAGCAAGTTGCAGCTGAAATTGACCGTGAAATCTTACGTGACTTGAGAAAAGGAGCGGCATGGCAGTTACGTTGGGACTACAACGGATGGAGAAGAATCAACAACCAAGTTTCTTATACTCAGAAAGATTGGAACCAAACTATGATTACTGCAATCAACCAATTGTCAGCACAAATCCACAAATCTACTTTGAGAGGTGGAGCTAACTGGATTGTTGTATCATCTGAGGTTTCTGCTATCTTTGACGATTTAGAATACTTCCACGTATCTAACGCGGCTCCTGAGCAAGACCAATACAACATGGGTATTGAAAGAGTAGGTACACTTTCAGGACGTTACCAAGTTTATCGTGATCCTTACTTCCCACCAAACCAAGTTTTGATCGGACACAAAGGAACTTCATTATTAGACACAGGTTACATTTACGCACCGTATGTTCCTCTACAATTAACACCTACAATGTATAACCCATTCAACTTTACGCCAATCAAAGGTATTATGACCAGATACGCGAAGAAGATGGTGAACAACAGATTCTACGGGAGAATTACCGTGGATGGTGTTAGAACATTCGATTTGAGAGAATTGAGATAATCAATTAAAGTTTTATAAGAAAAAAGGTCAGAGAAATCTGACCTTTTTTTATTTATAATAATAGGTTCTACGTTATATTTATATTATATGAAAAAAATAATTATTGATAAGGATTTAGAATGTGAAATTATAAGACTTTATAATGAAGAATATTTGGGTAGTCCTTCTATATCTGAAAAATTAGATATAAAAAAACATATAGTGTTAAGAATTTTAAAAGAAAATAATGTTAAGATTGGGTCATCTGGAAGAAAATATAAAGGGGGTAAAAGTGCATCTGATAAAAGAAACTACCAAAAACACAAAGAAAAGAAATTAATTTATTACAAAAAATGGTCTGAAAAAAATAGAGAACATCTTAATGAGTATCATCAAAAATGGAGAAAAAAAAATATTGAAAGACATAGGGAAAATAAAAGAAATTACGAAAGAAATCGTAAATCAAGAGACCCCCTCTATAAATTAATAAACAATTTCAGAACTGCTATTTATCAAGTTCTTAAAGAAAACGACATAAATAAAAACGGACATTATTTTGACATTCTAAAATATACTCCCGAGCAACTTATATCTCATTTGGAAGATAGATTCAGTGAAAATATGTCGTGGGATAACTACGGTGAATGGCACGTTGACCACGTTAAACCCATTTCATCGTTTATGATTTTAGAAATAGGCGATGAAGCGTTTATGAATTGTTGGTCATTAGGTAATTTACAACCTATGTGGGGTGTTGACAATATTAAAAAATCAAATAAATTATTGTCTTAACATAGTTCTAATTGCTTTAGAAATAACTTCTGTTTCACCAATTGTATAAACCCCTTTCCTGTAGGCCAATTTAACAGATTCAATTATATAATAATTTGCTAAATCCTTATCCATAGACACTAAAATTGCCTCTAAATGTTCCTCACTCAAAAGTTCTATTGACCCAAAAAGGTTACCATAAATTTCTTTTTCTTCATTCATATTTATAATTATAAGATATTTATAAATGTTATTCAATGAAAAATCTAAATAAAATTATATCTAAGGTAATTAGAGAGGCGACGAGTGACGCTACGGGAAGTCGGGGAAGTTATATACCTCCCGTGCAACCAGGTCTTAGACCATGGAAAAAATCGAGTTTGGGACCATTTGACAAGTCTGTATCTAATTTCAAAAGCCCACTTGTCCAATATGATAGTTATGACCACAAGTTTGACCTAAAAAAAGATCAAATTATAGAGTTGGAAAAAGTCGCTTCAAAAATACAGAATTACATCAAATCCCACCCTTACTCAACCTTTTCAGATCAAGATGGAAACCCTGTGAATCAATTTATGTATGATGGTAAAAGTCCTGATCATAATAGGAAATTGGCGCCATTTATAGAAAAGGTCCCTTTTAATGAGTGGGTGGAAGTTTCAGACAAAGGTTTAATAAACGAAGATTTGGCCGTATGGTTTGGTAAAAAGAAGAAACCCAAAGGATCTTCTCAACCAAGTGGTCCTTGGGTAGATATTTGTCGTAAAGTCGACGGTAAGCATCCTCCCTGTGGACGAAGTGATACTTCTAAGGGTTCTTATCCTAAGTGTAGAGCTGCGGGAGTTGCTGGTAAAATGTCTGACTCACAAAAAAGGAGTGCTTGTGCTCAAAAAAGAAGAGCCGAAAAAAAAGATCCACAACAAGGTAAAGGACAAAAACCTGTGATGACTTCTTATAAACCAAAAAAGAATATAAAAGAAGATACCACGGTACTGTCAATTATTCAAAAACTTAAATCTTCTTAGATTAGAATTAATTTTTTTTTTAAAATATAATCCAAAGAATTTTTTATATTGTTTTTACTTCGATTTCACTTTTGTTTCTTCTTTTTTCATTTATTTGTAGTTTATGTTTGTTCTACAAATATCGAAATGAATATAAAATAAAACTAATTAGGATTAGTTCATTAACAAAACGCTCCTGAACACCTTCTTTTTCCGTCAAGTCCTTTAATTTTCCCTTTACAGACTTGGACAGCGTGACCATTTGAATATGCGCTTGGATATACGTCGTATTTTGCTTTGGCAGATGCAATACCTCTAGCACATAATTTTGTTCCAGTTTTTTTCCTACCTTCCATCATCATATCGTCATACATATTGTCTTCATGGTGTTCTGAATTGGTCTGATTCATCAAAAAATCAAAAACTTGATCCATGTTGTTTTTTGCTTCACTGACGTGATCTTGAGCCCAATCATGACCGTTTTCTAAAATTTCGTCAATCATGTTTTGATCCAAATCTAATAATAGATCACATTGTCTTCTCATTTGTTCCAAATTGGAAAAAAACATATATCTCGAGGAATGTTGTTCGTCGTGTGTTTCTAATAAAACTTTTCTAATAATATAATTTAAATTTTTCATAATCTTCACATGTATAATCCGTTTTGTCCTCCTAATTGAACTGCATCTAACTGTGTAATTGGATTTCCATATAACCCTGTCCATTCTGGGTGTGGTAATGTTACTTCATTTACGGTTGTTCCTGTTCCACATGGACAACAGATAACACAACCTTTGTATTCTGTTCCTGCGGAAAATGGAATACTAGAATTACAAGAAATACAAGAATCAAATAAAGTTCCTAAAGTATATTCAGGTCCCGATGGAGCACCCCCAACAAAAGTGGCACAATATATTGCACCTGTAGAACCATCTATTACGGAATACGTGTCACCTGTAACTAAAGTTGCATCATTATCGTCGACTTGAACAAAAACTCCCGATTGATCACATAACTCAAAATTTTGAAATGGCATAATATTTTTTTTTATAAATATCTAATTATTCTGTTTTCTCGTTTACGATTTGAAAATTAATTTGTTGTTTATAAACATTTACTTGACCTGAGGTCGTTACCTTGATATCAACAAAATACATATTTGGTATTTTATCTCTTGTATCAAAAATGAAATAATACTCATTTGGTGTTCTATTCAATGAAGTCCAATCTTGAACAATAACTTCAGTTTGACCTTCTCTAACATACACTCTATATTGACCATCTACGTTGGGAAGTTGTTTATTTGTTGTATAGGCCTGTTTTATTATAACCCCAACTTTTCTAACATCTGTATTTAAGATTTTTTCATTTTGTTTTAATCCGTAATAACTAAATCCATATTGAGAAGGATCATTTGTTGACGTTCCAATTTGGATTGATTTTTTCAACGGATATACAGTAAATTCATTAATTTGATTGGGTAATGAAAATCCATTAAGTTTTATATATGACCATGTGTCCGTAAATAAACAAGGTGTTTTGTAACCAATTAGCGGCGGAATTTCAACTTCATAAACTCCTTTTGTTTTCAAACAGGAAATTAAGTTTATTAAACCAGGTATTGCAGTTCCCGATGAATCGGAAATGGTTACTAATGGTGTTTGATCTAAATTTTTGAAATCCCCATCTTCGTAAATGTATAGGTATAATTTATTGGCAGTTCCCAATGTGAAGTTATTTCTATCATCTTCAATTAAATCATCATAAGTTGTTTGTAAATAGGGTTCATAAAAAGTTTGGGTATGTCTTGTAAAAAAACCTACAGAATAAATTCCACTTGTCCCTACAAGATTTTCAACATCTGGAAGATATGCGATTCCCCAACCTGTAGGATTTATGTAGTCTCCGTTTAATAAATCATTGATTTCTTGTGTCATATCAAATTCGATGTCTTCATTACCGAATTCAAAATGTTGTATATCTACAATTGTCAACGAAGAAAAGGGTATAGGTCCAATATTCATGTTGTCATAAACTCCAGATTGTTCCCAATTTTCTATTGTTGTTGTTTGATACCAATTCGATGGTCTGTTGGAATAATATTTGTTTGGTATCATTTGATTTGGTACATCATAAAAATCATAACCAACACCTTCATCCCAATATTGTGGTCTTGTTTGATCAAAATCTTTCGGTGGTATTCTAAAAAGGATCAAATCAAAAGAAGTCGCTCTCAAACTCCCATCAGGCATAGACGTATTCAAAAGTTCATTATCGAATGATGAAGTATTTGTCATTTTTAAAATGTGTCTCATGTTGTTTGTACAACCTGTGGAGATTACACCTGTGAATAACTTTTCTCTCAATAGCTCCAAATCTAAATCAAAAATAAACCTTGAATACCCTATTGGATTTACTAAACCACCATCCCCATAATAAAGTTGCGTAACAGGGTTCCTACCTGTATTTACATAACTGTTGAATACTATTGTATTATTTCTACTAAAATAAGAGTTATTAATTGACATTTATCTTTTTATAATAAATATCAATTAAGTCGTATTCTTTGATTTAATATTGTGTTACTAGAATTTTGCAAAATATTTCTTATTTCTTCTATCTTTGTTCCATCGACAGCAACTGGTATTGGCGCTTTATTTATGTTATGAACATGTGACTCTAAAAAATCAACAATAAGAGTTAATAATTTCATAAGTTCATTTCCTCTTACCATAGGATCTGTGTTTTTACTTATAATTTCGTTGAAGAAAGGTTGTGGAATACCATATAAAGTTTTTTTCGGTTCTAAAACAATTTTTCTTTTGGAAGGGATATCTGTTTTATGGGAAAGAAGATATAGTGTGTCTGCGACCATTGTTCCGAAGGATATTGGATTTGATGTGTAAACATTTTGATCAAGTGTATTTGTTTGAACTGTAAGTTGTTGGCCCACAATATTTTTTGTCCAAACTAAAACACTTCCATATTCTTTATTTGATGGTAGCAATTTTATTTGTGTAAAAAAATTATTCACCATGTTAAAGTCAGTTGATCCTGTCGAACTAAGCTTATCAACGTTATTTTTTGAAGGTCTAAAATAAAAGGGAAATTGTCTTGAAATCTGTAAACTACTATCGAAAGGATATTGTTCATAATTTTGAACATTGATTTTTCCATTATTTACCCCCGAAATAAATTGATTGATAATTTTTACACCTTCCTCTAAAGTTTGACCAGTAAAAAACAATTCATACTCTGGCCCCGCTTTAGAATCATCTAAAGGTGTGTTCATGTGAATATCAATTGTTGTTACCTTTGATTTAGGTAGTAAAGAATATAATTTAATATTACCATCATAATATGTCACACCTGTTACTGAATTATTTTGTGTTAGACCTGTAATACTGTTTTCATTTGTAATTTCCCACTCGATTAATTTTTTGACCGCCAAAGCTTTATTAATTAATTCAGTAACTTTTTTGGGAGGTCTTTCACCTCTTTCGAGTTCGAAGTTTGAAAGTTGGACAAATGCTCGATTAAGTCTAGGTGTTGGTAAATTAAATCCTGCAGTTTGTGTTGGTATATTTTTTCCTGCTCTAATTAACACTTCTTCTTGTTTAACAATAACATCAGAGGTCCCTCTTCCAAGTAAAGCATTATCTCCTGGTTCAGGATAAATCCCTTTTGCTTCAGCTTTGATTTCAAAACTTAACGGGTCTTTGATGTTATTTGCTTTTTTTAAAAAAACTCCACTAGCTAACATTGATTCTGAATTATGCCAAGATTCAAAAAAGTTATTTTGGGGTCTAGTAATAGGTCCTTGAATATAAAATTTAGAATTGTCAACAACCATTTCTGTGTTGTGATAAAAAATGTGAATATACTCATCAATTTTTGGAATTTGACTTATATAATAAGGTAGTAAAGGAAGAAAAATTAGAGGATCTTTTTCAGTCCAAATATCTTTTTCAGGATTGAAATCTATGGGTAAAATATCGGACTCAACTTGATCGATTGGTAAGGCTCTTATACGACCTAACATTAAAGGATCTTGGTTATTTATTACATAACCTTGGAAAATCATTCTTTTATCGTCTATCATATGACCTTTGTTCTTTCTGTATATTCTTTATGTATAACATTATAAGTGTTTTCCAAAGCGTCCAAATGGTGTGTTAACTTAATTATAGATTCTTTGGTGACTTTGTGATCCTCACTTATAAATTCCATGGCAATTTGCAAATCTCTGTTCGATCTGTCTTTATGCTCTTTAATAATTTTAAGAACTTCATTTGCCTTTATTCTTTTATCTTCAATATTAAAAAAACTTTCCATATGCATCTGATGGTGTGGTAACACCTGCTGGTGTTATGGTTAATGGTCCAATACCGATTGCTACTTTACTGTTTTCTTCGATTTCTTTAGCGTTTCCATCAATAATTGCTTTGATTGACGCTAAAAATTCGTTTGGGCTACCATCTGGCATAGGTCCAGTAGGAACTCCTATTTCTTCTAAATTTTCTATAACGTTTAGAAATGCTCTTGTTGGTGAATATCCATCCAAAATTTTTGCCGACAATAATAAAGGAAGTGGTAAATCACCACCCTTGGCAGCTATAGCATCCAATCCTTTTTTTATACCTATATTCAACAATTGTAACAATTCATCTAAAACACTTCTACATTCTCTGAAATCTTTTGCAATTACTAATAGTCCTGGTATAACAGCGGCAATTGCTAATATCATTCGATATTTTTTATTTGATTTCTCTGTACCTATGTCTTCCAATAACAACTTCACTAATGCTTTTATTTCTTTTTTAAGTTCATTGAAAACTTCTTTGGTAAAAATTGCCGTAATCTTAGTCATGAATTCGTTAAAAAATGTTCTGAATTTTTTTTGAAAGTCCTCAATATTAGAAATTTCTTTATAAATAGGTTGATTAAACATTGCGGCAACTGTCATAATAGGTAAAACATTCTTTGGCGATAACACAGAATTAACTAACGCTTTAATAAATTGTTGAAAAAATCCTGCATCTAAAGAAAGTTTAAAAGTGTCATCTGTAGCGGGATAAATAATACCTGAGGCTGCCTCTATTTCATTTACGTCTGTGGTATCTTCGTTGAAAGTTAATTCATCTAAGGCGGTCAAAACCGCCTCAAGGTTAAGAGGAAATTTAATTTTATCACACTCTTCGTATTCGATTACACCTAATTTTATATCAGAAATATTTTGTTCTATAATTCTAAGGTCAATGTTGTTAAATTCATAAAAAGATTCGTCAACATTATCAACCTCAGATATTTTAGAAGACGATCCGACATTAATTTCTTTATTTGAATCAGAACATAATCCTAATATTCTTTGCATAATAATTAAAACTTTTTGTATAGAACTAAGTTTTAAATTTCCGTCACCTCTTCCGAAAGAAATTACTCCTGTAACATAATCTACTAAATTTGTAAAAAATTGTTTATAATCTAAAATGTCAATTGATTCGTAATAATCTGACAACAATTTATCAACGGCCGGTACTCCTAATCTTGTACTTATATCCACTTTAAAAAAACTACCTTGTATTGGTTGTAGAGATATGGGATCAACGTAGCTTTCAACATAGGTTATATCAAAAATACCTTGTTGAGATAGACCTAAATAGTTGTTGTTCGCAACAGCAGAATATGGTTGATTTAGATTTTGAATTCTATTATATAGTTCTCTATTCATCGAAAATGGATATTCGTTGTATGAAATTTCATTTTGTTCATAGAAAAATTTTCCAATTTTGTCGGTCGGCGGTAATTCAAAAGATCCAAATAAATCTACAGACTTAACAGGTACGTAGTATGTTGATGGTATCGTTAAAGTTATGTTACTACATCCTAATGCTTTGATCGCTTCATCGATAATGAGATTTTTTATCTGAGGTTTGATTTTTTTTAAAGAATTGATAAATATTCTTTTGATCAACTTATCTGATTCAACACCAGAACCTTTGAGTTGTTTCAATTGTTTTATTAGTTCATCCAAAAAAGTTTTAGCATTAGCTTCATGTTTTTTTTTCCAAGCCGTGAAATCATTCAAAGGTTTTTTCAAAAAATTGTTACTAGTTTCCTGTGAACTTCCAACCTTTTTTTTTAGGTCTTCATACCCTTTTTTATACTCTTTGTATTTTTTATATACGCCTGATTTATTTTCAGCCTTTTTTAACTCTTCATTTATATCTACTGCCATAAAACATTATTTTTTCATTTTATAATTTGAGTCCGTATTGATATCTTTTTGTAATAAACTTTGGATTGCAAGATCATTCATGTCTATATCTGACAGAGTAAAATCTTCTTCTTTGTCTGTGGATTTTTGCCACATTTGCGCTTGTAATTTTGACAAAGTTAGTTTTTTCTCAACACAATCATTTATGATTTTTTGTTGTTTTTCAATCACAGGACCTATCACAGTCATATCTTCAGGTTCTTTCATCATTGTTAACATTTTGTTTTGTATTCTAATCGCAGTACTTCTTTGTTCTACAAGTTCGTTATAAATTTCTTGCATCAAAGACAACATTGATTCTTTTGATAAATTAATTTCTTTTTTTGTTGGTCGGGGCATAATAATAAATATTAATCTTTAAGTAATTCTTGGATTAAATCATAATACAATTTTTTATATTTTTTAATCAAAGTTCTGATTTCTTTAGTAGAAAGATTTGTCATTTCTCTGAGTTCAAAAAGAATTAAATTTTTATTAAATTTATTGTTTGAGGTGTCATGAAAAATTTGATTGTAATTTTCAAATAGATCGTAAATTGCTGAACCTAATTTATATTCTTGTTCATTGATTTCTTGATTTTCCAAATTATTCTTTAATTTTTCTAAAAACTTTTTAATGATAGTTTCTGAACTCAAGTCATAATTATCAATTGAATAAGACATTTCACTTTTGTTTGATAAATCACTAGAAATATCCTCGTATGATATTTTTCTATTTGTTTCTTTTTGATCTTTCATTATTTGTCCCATCAAATAGTTTTTACAAATAGTTCCGAAATAAGAATATGCCTTTTTTTCTTTTGAAGGTTTAAATTTTTCAATTTTAGTCATCAAAAAAGAATGTGTATCTACGTGTATTTCTTCGTAGTTCATATCCTTCCTATACAATTTATATCTTCTAATAATTGAAGATATCATTTTGTCTAAAGGTACTCTTAAATAATCGTTATAAATTTTGTTTTTTTCATCGTAAGTTTCGGCGACTAAAAAATTTCTAACTGCCGTCTCCTCTCTTTCATCAAAATAATTATTAACTTTTGGTTTTCTACCTTTCTTTTTCTTTTTGTTTATAATTTCAGTTTCATTTACTACTATCAAATTTCTTGTGGTTCATAATTTATATCCCTTTCGTTTTTGAAAAAAAATTCTTTTTTTGCCGTCTCGATCCAAAATCTTGCTTCTTCCTGATCCAATCTGTCGTCACCGTTTTTGTAGTTCCAAAAAATTGATCCTTCTCTTAAGTTAATATGTTTGTAACCAATACGAGGTATTGTCATAATTCGTGCTGAGTAGTGTGTAAGACGTAAAAATAATTCATAACCAAAAGTTAGTTTGATATTGGATTTCAAACCACCAACTTCTTGGTATTTTTGTTTTTTGAAAACCATACCTGATGTCTGAAAATTTTGATAAGTTTGTAATGTTTCGTTGCTCAAAATTCCCATGTCAGTTGATACATTAGCCGCAAAAGTTGCTTCATTAGTAAATCCAGCAAATACCAACTTATCATCAACGTCAACTACTATAGGTAAGAACGCATCTACATCTTTATAAATATTCATATATTTAATTACGTTTTTGAACCAAATATTCGAATATTCGTCATCAAATTCCACGATCGAACACCATTCATTTTTTGCGATTTCAACACCCTTGTTTACTTGTTTCGCAAAATTTGGTTTGGTTGTCCATACTTCTTTGACTACAGTTAGACCACTGAAATCATACTTATCTAAAAAGTTAGTTAAATATTCTTCTGATCCGTGAACGATTATTAGTTCACCTAAAAAATCTCCTTGATTTTTGACAGATTGGATACACTTATCAAAAAATTCTTGAAAGTCGATTGCTTTACCTGATTTAATTGGTAAAATAACTGATATTTTATTTTTGTTGCTCATAATTAAATTGTTTGTAATTTTTCAAGTTGATCTTCAAATGAAGTTATTCTGCTTTCGAACATTTTACTAAAAAGTTCTAAAGTATCCGTTTCAAATTTTTGTGAGTTTGAAATTGAATTAATTGTCGATTCCATGTTAGAAAACAACTCTGGATTTAAATTGTCTTCTAACCAATTTTGAATAAAGTCGGAAAGAACATCAACTATAATTGTTTTATTATTCATCCAAAGCCCATTGTCTTCATTCATCCATGTTGGTACATGATCAGGAACCAAACCTAATACAGGAATTCCCATTTTCATAGATTCTAATGGAAATGTCCCAAAAGAACTTGTTTGATCTATCCAAACAGAAATAAAACTGTCTTTCATTGCTAAGGAGAATTCTTCTTCAGACAGTCCTCTCAAATCTCTAAATGTGATCCATCTATATTGTGGAAATTTAGCATAAAAAGTTTTGATAAGATTTGTTGTATCTCTATGATCACGAGTGTGAATATTTACGACAGTTTTTGGTGGGAATGTATTTTTTTGAAAATTATCGGAAATATAAGGGGAAATTACATCAACTGAAATTTGTCTCATAACACCCTCGATTAATTCTTTTTGTTTTTCTGAAGTTGTAATACATTTGTAAAACCCTAATTGACTCCAAGTTTGACCTGGTTGTAAAGTTTCAAATATGTGATCAAAAGCCTGACATAAAACAACTTTACCACAAGGAAGTTTTGTGATTTGATCCATTATGAATCCATATATTTCAGGAATGATAATTAAATCATCAGGGGAAATTTCTAAACTTGTTCCTTCGATTGCTCTATGTTCTAATTCTAACATATATTCTTCACCTAACCAAGAAGAAACACCAAAATAATCTGGTTTTTCATGAAGGATAATGGAATTGTAACCGTTTCTTTTTAAAGTCAAAGCCATTTGATAAATGTATCTTATCGATGCTTTAGCGTTACCTTTTGTGTCTTGCACAATAAAATAAATCCGTGACAACTTTTCTTTCATGTTGTCGATAGATTTTTCTAATTTTTTAATTTGTTCTTCATTCATATTAATTATAATTTATTTATTATTTTTTTTATTAAGAGAGTGTTAAATGAAATTTTAAATGGAATGGTAACTTCATTTGTTTTAAATCCCATATTCTCATCCACAGTTTCATTTTCGGTTAAAACAGTCTCCAACATATTTTTAATCATTTCATATTTGACTAAATGAATTTGGGATTCACCTGTCAAATTCATAATTTCAACTTCTTTTTCGATTTTATCTAAATCGACATAGTAATTTTCTCCTAAAATTTTAAACATTTTTCTTTATTTTTTTTAAAATTTCTTCAAATTCACATAATCTGTCTATTTGTAAATCTGATTGAACATGTTTATTGTAGGAAGTATTGAATTGTATTACAATTTTTCCTTTTGGTTTTTCTAATAATAGATTAGGATCTGCGGTAAGTAAAACATCTATTTGATTCCACATGTTATTTTTTGTGATCTCACTGAAAAAAAATATTTTTTCTAACAAACATCCAAATTTAGAAAGAAAAAAAAGAGAAGATGGTTTAGATTTTCCGATTTCGCTCGAGACAACTACTAATTCGTTCTCGTTTCTCAAATTGAAATATAAATCGTTTAAAATATTGAAAGTCGTCATTTCGGTGGATGGTGCATGACCAAATAATTCCATAGAGTATTCTTCATACATAAAATTAAACAACTCGTCTTTGTTTTTGAACGCAAAATGGTTTTCTAAATTTAGAGAATCAACTTCCGAAATAATTTTATAGTCAAACTTTTCCGTAAGATTGTTAATAATCTGTGTATTTCCAGACATATCTAATTCATAAGTGTTGTGAACAACATCTTTATCATCAGATTCAATTAAATGTTTCTCATAAAGTTGAGAAAATTTTCCAATTGTATCTCTTAAAACACCATTGATATCAATGCCTATCCTCATCATATTTTTGTAATATTTTTGTAATAATTGGGTTTCTTACTCCATCTTTTTCTCCAAATTCAAAAATACCTATTCCGTTTACCCCTTTGAATCTTGTTAAAGCATCGTATAAACCTGATTGTTTTTTGTCTTTATATCTATCAGTTTGTTCAATGTCTCCAGATATAAAAAACTTACTATTGAATCCAATTCTAGTAAGAAGGAGTTTCATCTGATTGGGGGTTGAGTTTTGGGCTTCTTCGAAAATTAAAATCGAATTATCTATATTCATACCTCTCATATATGCTAAAGCAAATACTTCTATTATTTCATGTTCCTTCAATTTTTCTCTCTCATCTTTACCAATAATTTTATTCAATAAATAATAAGATGGGAAGATGTAAGGATCTAATTTTTCTTCTAAGTTTCCAGGCAGTGAACCAAGTTTTTCCTCTGCCTCAACCGCAGGCCTTACAATTATAATTTTTTCATATGCGTTTCCATCGTCTAATAAAAGATCAACTGCGGCCTTCATTGCAATATAACTTTTACCAACACCAGCTGGTCCCGAACATATTGTGATTTGATTCGTGATTAATCTATCGTAATATTCTTTTTGATTTTCAGTAAGAAACTTACTTCTTTGTTTTTTCTTTACTACCGTGTTTATGAACTCTTTTTTTGATTGTGGAGTTTTAGTATCCTCGGTTGTCGTGTTTATTTTTCTTTTTTGCATAATTTTATCTTACAAATCTTTTGGATGTTTCTTGGTCATAAATTAAATTTCTTAAGTTAGTAGATGAAAAATTATGATCTCTCTTGTTATAGGCGAACTTTATGCCTCTTTTTTGACAAATGTTTTTTGCCGTAAAGTCCTTTTCTTTATATTCTTCACCTATTATCCTAACATCTAAATCTAAAGATAAAAATATTGATTCGAGCTCTTCCTCCGAATTATATGGTATAATTTTATCTACGTGTTTTACTGCATCTAATTGAATATATCTTTCAACCAAAGTCTGTATTGGTTTGTTTTTTTCTGGTCTATCAATTGTTGGATCTATTTGTAGTGCGCATATTAGATAGTCACAATATTTTTTACACTCTTCTAACATTATTATATGGCCTGCGTGTAAAAGATCAAATGTTGAACAAGTAATACCTATAGTTCTGTTTTGTTTATCCATTTTTTCTTACAAAACTATAATTGTTTTCGAAAAATTCAATAGTTTCTTTTAACCCTTCATATATAGGAGTGAACTTAAATTCAGGTAAATAATTTTTTATTTTAGAATTGTCAGAAGGTTTTCTATGTTGACCATCAGGTTTAGATGAATCAAACATTACTTCACCTTTAAAATTCATCAGCTCAATAATAATATTAACAATCTCTTTAATTGATATTTCTTCTGATGTTGAAAGTATTATTGGTTCATTTTCATTGTAATTAAACAGCGCCCATTCAGTTAATTTTGCAACATCTTTACTAAAAATAAATTCTCTTAGCGGATTTCCTGATCCCCATATTTTAAGAGGGGTTTTATTTTCTCTTGCAAGATAACATTTGTGAATTAGTGACGGTATAACATGACCATTAATAATATCGTAATTATCATTAGGACCATAGATATTTGATGGTATAACTGATTTATAATTTAATCCATACTGTTCTTTATATGCTGTTATTTGAATATCGGTCATTCTTTTAGCATATGCATATGCGTCATTAGAAAAGTGGGGTGGACCCAAATGAACTTTTTTCTCAGTTAAGGGATATTCTACATTATCGGGGAATACACATGTTGACAAAAATGCCACTAAATTTTTTACTTTTGTAAGTCTTGAAGACTCTATTACGTTAGTGTTTATCATTATGTTGTCATAAAAAAATTCTCCTTTATGATTCATATTACCACCTAACCCACCTACTTTTCCCGCAGTATGTATTACACTATCAAAATTCTTTAACATTAATCTATTAACTTCTTGTGGATTTCTTAAATCATATTCTTTAGAAGTTGGTTTGAAATATTGGTCACCAATAAATTCAGACCCAACCAAACCATGACCGCCTGTTACTAAAATTTTATTTTCCATAATATTTTAACCAATATTTAATCATTTCAGCTAACATTGTTTCAAATGTGTATTCAGGTTGCCACATTAAATATTTTCTTAATTTTGATGAATCACCTTTAAGGTTTTCTAACTCTTCGGGTCTAAAATGTTTTTCGTCAACAACAATATATTCTAAATAATTTAAACCTAATGAACTAAATACGTATTCACATAAGTCTTTTACTGAATGTGAAATACCTGTCGCACAAACATAATCATCAGGTTTTTCGGTTTGTAACATTAACCACATTGCATAAACATAATCTTTTGCGTGACCCCAATCTCTTGTTGCTGATAAATTACCAATATGTAATTTGTCTTGTAAACCTAAACTAATTCTTACTGCGGCTTTAACTACTTTATTTGTTACAAAGTTAGTTCCTCGTCTTGGTGATTCATGATTGAACAAAATTCCATTCCATATTTTCATACCATAAGAGTTTCTATAATTTCTACATATATTATATGAAAAAACTTTAGCACACCCATACGGCGAAACCGGATTCATGGGTGTAGTTTCCCTTTGGTACCCGTCACTATCTATGTTATTTCCAAACATTTCTGAAGAAGAAGCTTGATAAATTTTAGAGTGTGGTGAAACCATTCTAACCGCTTCTAACATATTTAATGTACCTAATCCCGTTGCGTTCGCGGTGTATATCGGTTGATCAAATGATATTCTAACATGAGATTGAGCGGCTAAGTTATAAACCTCATCTGGTTGAACCATCTTCAAAACCCTAATTAATGAGGCCATATCCGTTAAGTCAGCATACTCTAAAGTAATTTTATTGTCGTCTCTTAAATGATCAATTCTTGTTGATTGTGTTTCTGATACTGAATTTCTTTTAACTGTACCCCAAACTTCATAACCTTTTTCTACTAAAAGTTCTGCCAAGTAAGAACCGTCTTGGCCATTTATACCTGTAATTAATGCTTTATTTTTTTTAGATTTTTTCATTATATATGATTTTTCGTTTTCCTTAATTATTTTAAAATTTAAATTTTTGTAGATTTTTAGTGCCATAATATTGTCCTTATCTACAGATAAAAGTATATCACCATTATAAGAATTAATCAACGATTCGACAATATATTTACCATACCCCATACCATTATTTCCGTCAAAAACTATCACCCCTAACCATACATTACCATCTTCTTCATCTAAATGCCCATAACCTACACATTTACCATTATTAAAATATAAAAAAGTGATTTTATGTTTTTGTAATACTGAAAAATCTCTTTTTTGAAAGTACCTAAATGTTTTTGTTCCTTTTGGGCTATTATCTATGTGATTCCTTAGTAACTCAATATCCTTTTCTGATGTAATTTTTTTTTGTTTTAACATGGTGAAATTAATAATTTTCAATAAAGTCACTACACACACCTAAACATAAATTAATATCTTCGTTATTAATCTCAGGTAATACTGAAATACTACCCTTAATTGGTTGTTTTCCGGGATATGCCCAAATAAAATTTAAAGAGGTAAGTGTTATGTGGTCTTCTTGGTGCCAAAAATAATTAAAATCATACCCACATTCTTTAAAGAATAGTACTGAGTCGATGTCTTTACAATGTATCCACAATTTAGATAATCTATCCTTAAACCAATTGAAATCAACCCCGTATTGAGGGTTATCGTGACCCAACCAAAGAATATTATCTATAAACCAAACGTCAACTTCAACATCATATCCTTTTGATATTGCTAAATCAATGTAGTTCGGTTCGTTTTCATAAGACTCAAATTTACCATTAATATTACCTCTGTGTGAAATTTTTATCATTTTTTTAATTTAAAGAAATCTTTTATTAGTCTGCAAATATATAATACTTGACCTTTATTCAAATTAGGGGAACTTGGTAATAATAATACCTGTGAATTTAGTGTGTCAGATATGGTGTTATCTGATTTTATATTTTTTAAATGTTTGTGTGAATTAATTGAGTAAAACATAGGCCTAGTCTCAACACCCATTTTATATAGATGCAATTCCAAAGACCTTTTAATGTCTATATCAATATTATTAAATCTTAGTGAAAACATCCAGTTTGAGTGAATAGTACCTGACTCAATTTCTTGAAATTCAACATTGTCCAACGTTTTTAGATTTTCACGATACAAATTAAAGATCTCATTTTTCTTATCAATAATTTCATTCATAATCTCTAACTGACCATATAGAATTGCTGCTTGTATATTGGTCATTCTATAGTTATAACCTAAATTGTTATGTATAAATTTTTCACTTGATTGACCCTGATTTCTGATGTTATTTATATACTCGAATGTTTCATCGTCGTTTGTTATAAAACAACCTCCTTCACCACTTGTTATTGTCTTATTACCAAAAAAAGAAACTGAAGAACAAAGTGATTTAGTTCCCGAATAATGGTCATCGTATTTTCCCAAAAATCCCTCACAATTATCTTCAACAATTAAAGTGTTTTTAAATTTATTCTGTAGTTTAGGTACATTAACTATGTTACCTAAATTGTGAACAACTAAAATGGCGTCGTTTTTTTTAGGATTGATTAAATCTTCGTTAAAATTCCAAGTTTTTATGTCGGTATCAATCGGTTTTAAATTAAAATGATTATCATATAAAAATGAATTCCAAGCGGCGACATAAACATTATTAGGGCAAATAATGTTATTGATGTTAGGGTTTTTATGGATTAATGATTTTGACAATAAATGAGTTGCCGTGGTACCATTATTTGTTAATACAATCCATTTAACATTTAAAATTGATTTCAATTTTTCTTTTGCAGCATCTAAATAATAACCTTGAGATGAGATCCAAGTAGAATCTAACGCTTCGTGAGCGTAAGATAATGTTTTTTTATTTAGATAAGGTTCATAGATTTTTATCATAAATTCAGTAAGTTATTTTCTGGCAACTTTCATTACTGAATTATAATAGTATTCACAACATTTATCAATATTATGGTTTGATTTAAATTCCTCATGACCTCTTAACCCTAAATCAAGATATCTATTGTCTTCTAACAAATAATTTATTTTTTCCTCAAGGTTGGAGTAATCATCATTAAATATTTCATAGTTACTCAACTCCATGTGGTTTGAGTCAACGGAATGACTTCTCATTTTTGGCATTAATAATGCGGTTTTACAAGATAGGATTTCCCAAATCCTAATTGAGTCGTAGGAATTACCAAAATAATGGAGACCAATTTTAGATTGGTTTGTAATATTTCTAAAGTTTTCAGTTGCAAATCCTGGTTTGTAATTTGCTCCATTAACATCTATATACCAATTAAGATGACTTAAAGTCGTTTGTGATAAATTAATAATGTAATCAACAAAAGGTCTTCTTCTTGGATTTGTCATGTTACCAATAAAAGATATATCATATGGTTTATCTGTTATATTTTCATCATATATACTATTCATTGGGAAATGAAATGGTATAACAGGTGATTTTGTTGTTATATGTGTATTATCTGTCAATTCTCTTTGCATGAATATATCAGGTTCTCTGATTGTCCATCTTTGTAATTGTTCTTCATCGGTATCGTCGTGTTGGATAAGGAAACTATTTCTCAGTTGATTATCTAATAAAGAATTTATTCTACGCAATTGATTCGGTTCGTGCAAATAAACAACCACATTTTTATAACTAACGGTTGGGTTAAAATAATGAATGGTATTCTCATCAACAATATCAATAGAATGACCCATCTTTTCAAAATATTTAAAGTAAGTTGTTGATCCCCACACCCAAGAGTAGTTAAAAAATAAAAAATCCTTTTCCATAATGTTATTTTAATATATTATAATTTATATTGCTTGTTGTGTTTATTTCTGTTGTGACATAATTTTCTAAATAAAATTTCAAAACTTTTTCAGCATGTGATATGTCAAAATTATGTTCTATATATATTCTGTGCATATAGTTCCATAAATCAGAATATTTTTTCATAAAATCTATATTTCCATATGATATGTGATCGTTAAAAATTTGTAATCCTTGATACTCGGCAAGACTAAATGGGATTGTTTCATATTAGTATGTCTTGTGAGATCGTTGTAAAAATTTACCGTTATCAAGATCCTCACCTGAAAACTTAGCGTTAATTAGTTCGATTAATTTTTCGTCAACTTCATTGATTAGTTGGTTTCTTTGAACATTCAGATCGGTCGCTTTCTTTAAGGTTTCCCAAAGTTTTTGAGCTCCCTCTTCATCGTTAAAATATTTTTCTTTATATTCATCAAAAGTCATTCTTCTTATTTCATATAATAACTCTTGATTAGTCCACATCTTCATATCAACGGTAACTAATTTGTCGATAACATTACCTAAAGTATCAGCCATTTTATTTATTTAATTGTTTATTTATTTAATTACTTTTATGCCATTTTTACTAATATATTCGCTAAGTTCAACCCTATCGGAATACATATGGGCAAAAACGTTATTATTAAGTTTATAACACATTAGTAGTGAAAGGAAAGAACTACTAATTATGTGACATTCTTTTGCGTTTTCAATTACCTTTAATAATGAAAAAGTTTTGTATTTTCTATCCGCATAAATTACTGGCAAATCAATATTAATTTTACGTCTATCTATTAGTATGTTTTCATCTTTTTTTTCGTGTATAAAAACATAATTACTAATATTATTATTTAATATTAATTCTTGGTAAACCCTATTTTCCTCATTAATGTCCCTCTCGATATGAAAATATTCGTGTTTGATTTTTGGGTCATATCCGGCCATCATATAAAATGAGTCATCAAAGTCCTTAGAATAATCAAATGTTTTTTGACCTATTAGAAACGATGAAATTATTTTATGAAATCTATTCGTTAATGTGTACCTATCCATATCATTATCGTTATTTATCTCAACAACTTTAATCTTATTGATGTCCCGATACATAAATTTAACATTATCTATATTGTGTGATTTTGCGGGTACGTAAATATCATATTCAGGGTAATCCTCAGAAATCTTCCTTACCATCCCATTATGGACAATATTATCCCCCAATCCTAAATGTTGTTTAACAAATATTTTTTTAGTAGACATAGATTCCAATTTCTTTAAATTTTGTTTGTATGATTTCTTTAACTAAGTCATGTTTTAAATGACAATAATCCATAAAGTAATTCATTTTAGTTAGTCCGTCAATACCTATAAGGTCTTTAATTATTGAAACGTGCGGTATGTTGTTTTCAATAAACAAAGATTCTATATATGAGTCCCATTTTAAACTTATTGTATTTCTAAAACGACAATCCCCAATAATAGGTTCTGAGGGGTTTTCGCTAGGTCCTGATATGGTTGATGGGTGGCCACCCCAACCAATTACATTATATCCCCTTTCTTTTAGGTCTAAATAGGTTCTAAAAAATCTATCAACACATTCTATAATTACCTCATCAATTGGTCTACTTTGCAATTGAATTTGTTTTGGTAGGTGAACTCGGCAATCAACCTCACCTACAATTAACATTACATAATCGTTTTTTTTATCTAAACAGTATAAATCAAATGAATCTAAAAAATTAATGTTGTATTGATAATGTTTATTATATGTTGGGATGACGATATTCATTTTTATTTTTTAAAATTTTCTAAGTAATTTTTTAAATCTTCAGGTGTCCCTAATCCCCACATTTTTTCTATATTAAATGTTCTAATTTTTTTATTGTCTTTGATTGCTTCATTAAAAACAGGACAAACATAAAATTCCTTATTTACTCTTATATTTTTATTTACCATTTGTTCTGCATATTTAACAAAATCCGAACCATGTTTCCAATAATAATATCCTACAGTCGCAGTGTTAGATATTGGTTTTTTTTCTGCCACTTCAGTTACCAAACCATTTTCATCAACTTTAGCAAAAGACCATTTTGGGTGAGTTGCGGTGAAGGTGACAATACCACCATCGGCGTCAGTCTCTTGCATTTTATACATAAACTCATTTGAATCCCACTCAACAAATTGATCTGAATTTGCAAAGAATAATGGATTCTCGTTATTTATAAATTCTTTCGCTAATAGTGCTGTACATGCTGCACCATCAGTTAATCCTTTAGTTTCAACAATAGTACAATTGGGTGTTATCAAATTTAATAATATGTCTAAATTGTATTTTTTTCTATGTGATTTTTGTACCACATATATATAATTCGCATCAAGATTTAAATTTTCAACTACTACTTGGATCATAGGTTTATTTTTAACCTCAATTAGTGGTTTTGGGAAGGTGTATCCTGCTTGTTCAAATCTACTACCTGCGCCGGCCATTGGAATTAAAATATTTAATTTATCATTTTTCCATTTAAGTGTTGTGTTCATTTTTGTCTCTCCAAGGTGTTTATTTATATTATTGTAGGTAACTTCCTTTGGTGACTTTACCCTCATTATGTTCGATTTAGATCTACTAGCGGCCAATAAACCATATGGTGAATCCTCAACAATTAAAGTTTCTTCAGGTAGATATCCCATCATAGAAACGGCTTTCCAATAAATTTCAGGATGAGGTTTTGAATTTTTAACATCTTCATTAGATAGAATTAAATCAAAATATTCGATAATCCCCAATTTAGATAGTACCGTCAATACGGTCTTACGAATACTATTACTACAACATGCGATTTTATAACCATCATTCGATAATTTTTTCATACAATTTTGTAACTCAATTGACGGAGACAACAACCCTAACTTTAATAATGTTAATCTTTGTTTTTCATTCCAAACCTTGTCATAATCCTCAATTGGTAATCCTTTTTCTTTTGTTAACATCTCTAATTTTTGGTTAGTTTTTAATCCGTCGTATTTACTTAAATGTTCCGACCAATCTATAGAGTAATTAGGTCCTAGCGCATCATTTAAAGAATTAAAATGTATAATTTTAGCATCTACTAAAACACCGTCTAGATCAAATATTATTAACTTTATCATACTAATTCATCTAATTTTTTTATTATTTCATTTGTTGTGAGGTTAAAAACCACTGATTTTTGTTTTTTAAATTGTACTATAGATTTAGTATTCATGGTAAATGTATAATGTAACCTCACTCTTTTAGACCATTCCACGTCTTCCGCCTCTCCCCATGTCAAATCCTCATTTAGTGGAAACTCTACCATCACTTTCTTTTTTGAAATCCAGTAACTTCCCGATATATATTGGAATTGATTTAAATTATTTATTTCATATGGTAATAGTGCAGAACTTTTAATTATGTCTTCAGTTGATTGTCCGTGATTTATTTGATTGTGAGGCCATAGACACCAATCTCTGAATCTACTACCGTCTTTATTTAATATAATATCCATTCTTATGTCAAAATAATTACCTGATAATATCTGACCACTGTACCAGCCATCTGAAAATGTGATATAATCATGTAGAAAAACTATGTTTTCAAAAATAGAATTTTGAGTTATTAAGTTTTTTTTTTTGTTATCCATCCTGTTTTTGAAGATTCATTAAACGGTATATGTTTAATTTTTGGATGGTTATATGACCCCATATCCCCACCTACTATTATAATTTCATAATTAGGGATTTTTTGTTGGTCTATTGAGTGTATCACATCAAACAAATCACTTATATGTTTATTAGTCACTATACCAAAAGTAAAATCCATTTTCTTTAATTTGTGTATCTTTCTATTATTGTTTTTCTTTGATCCCCTGGATTTGTAGTATACCTTGATTGATCGTTAATGTCTATAGATTCACCAATAAATGCGAAGTCATCTATTTTTCTATCTCTCATTATTTTACGACAATCCCCTTCATAATTAAAGTACTCATCGTGCACTAATCTAGATGTTTTAGTCATCGGGTAAATGATATCCCTTAAAAATATTTGGTCAATAAACTTTTCGTGGGGATTATTATTATATCGGTCTATCAAGGGTATTATATCTATCGACCCACCTTTAGAACCCCACATACCCGCATTAATAACCCACGAATGACCAACTGGGTGGTCTCTAATTATATGAAAATCTTTTCCAGAATCTATCCATTCATATACCGATGCCCTATCTCTTAGAGAAATCCTTGAGTCAGCATCTCTAGATATAAAGTATTCTACAGATTTATTTCCACAGGGGTAGAATCTCCACATAGACCTATAAAACCCATTATTTTCGGATTTTATTAGTTTAACATTATTGTTTTTTAATTTATCTAATATTTCATTTGGTACTGTGTCGTCATGGTAAACCCACATTTTCCATTCCGGAAATATTTTAAACATTAATTCAGAGTTCTTAACAGCACCTATGGTGTATAGTGGATCCGAACCAAAAAGTGAAAAACTAACTACTTTCATTTTATTTTATTTTTTTATATATAATATCTTCAGGTAATATAAATTCTTTACATAAATATAGATTTTTTTTAACTGACTCTATTTTTGACAGATATAAATCTTCACTTAAATCGTTAATATTTATCTCATCTAAAAAAAGAATACCATCTTTATCAAAATAATCAATTATTTTTTTAGACCCTTTATAAATTGGTATTGTTCCGGTTGCAAAACAGTCTAATATTTTTTCAGTAAAATATGTGTCCATTGTTGCGTTCTCAATACAAACGGAAAACATATAATCACATAAACCTTCTTCTTTATTATGTATTTCATTAAATCCTCTACCATACACATCAATCTTATCTTTATGGTTGTTGGCGAAATCAAACCTAAGTTTTTGTTGCTCTGTAAAAGTTTTATTTGACGTTACCATTGATACTAATTTTTTTTTATCACACATCATAGGCTCTTTTATCCATGACCCCATTGCGGGTACAAAATAAAACTTTTGACTAAGCGATAATAACTCCTCATTATATGTGAAAATATAATCAAAAACGTCTAAAACTAATTTTAAATTATTTTTTATATAATCAAAAACCCCATTATTAAAGTACGGTGATTCTAGTGTCCATAAAACTTTTTTATTACCGTCTAATCTATTATTAATACCATTAATAATCCCACCATCGATATAGAAATCATACTCACCTGTACCATTAAAAAAATCCCATTTAAAATACTTCGGTGTTTGGTTAACAGTTGATGACCCATTGTGTAGAAAAATTTGACTTTTCATATTAAAAATATCCATAATTTAAAAATATAATATATAGTTTTTATGGTGAGTTAATGGTTTTTCTTCTGTAAAAATTGAGTTAGGTATTTTTTTACCCCACTCATCTTTATTGTAATTTTTTAAATTAAAATGATCACCAATATCGTTTCCGGTGATATAACAATGCTTTGAATTATAAATTATCTTTTCGATGTAAATGTCTTGCATTTCTTTACTACACTCAGTAATAGCATAATTTGATATTATCAAATCGTATTTTTTATTTGGTAGATTATTAAAATTTAAAAAATTAAGATTTTTGTAATCGTACATATCTAAATATTTTTTTGTGAGTCCCAAAACTTCAGGTAAATCAACAAAGTTATATTCTTTTATATTAAAATGATCTTGTATAATTTTTGATTGTCCTCCGTAACCCACACCTATTTCCACAATTGACATATCGTCAAGGTTACCGAATAATGTGATTAAATCGTTTAAAACCTTAATATACCTTAATGTTGATGGGGATACATTACCATAAGGTTCTTTATACCAAAACTGTTTTGGGTTACCTTGTATATCGTTAGTTTTAAATTTTTCAATTAACGACATATCTATCTTTGTTAATTTTTCTATTTCGTTTATATACCCAACTCCTTGTTCATATGTTGTGTGTTCTAATATCTGATTAAATGAAGGGTTAGATTTAAAATTATTAAAAATATAATTATCTTCACATGCAAATTTACATATGTTTTTAAAGTTGTTTTCGTCAGAGATTGATGTATTAGACAATGAGTTTTCCGTTTTCATATTTAACATTTATTTTTATCCATTTATTTTCGTATATATCTTGGTAGTGTTTTTCCCCTCTAGGCCCAAACCAAATTGATGGTACAAATACTTTTTTATTGTGATTTAAATTAAGATAAGATCCCCACCAAGAAAATGAAGAATTAGACATAATATTATGATTACATAAACTCATCATCCATAATTCTTCATAATCATCTAATTTATTAACAATGGTTGAATTGGGGTAATTTAGATTCTTCTCGACCCAATCTTTGTCATTAGAGAATATAAAAATATAACCTTTTTTATCAATTAGACTAAGACACTCATTTAAATATGATTTATCAACCACAGGTAAAATATCACTAACACCTAAGTAATCACCCCTACGAACATGAATGGATATTGAGTTATTTTTGAAAACAAAAGGATATAATTTTTTTATTTTATTTATAAACTCTTCAGTTGGTTGGAATAAACTTTTAATTTGATTTTTAAAATCCCCAAAATTTTTACTACTTTGAAAGTAACCAAAAAACTCAGTGGACGTATGATACAACGGTTCAATTTTATTATACGACCAAGATGGTTCTGATATTCTTATTAGTGGTTCTGTAATGTTATCAAATTTTAAATTCCTAAAAATGTTATTCATATATTTTGTTGGTTGATTTCCCTCCATAGGAATAAATGAAATAGGTCTAAAAACTACATCAATGTTATTTTTAAATCCTTCCGTTTTTGCTTTGGCGATTTGGAACATTTGATTTCCTAACCCACCCATCAAATACGAAGTTACAATCATTTTATCAACCAATTATAATCCATTACTTGATTTTGTATATCAGAAAAACTAACAATTTGTGAAGTTAAACCTGGAACACTTGAATACGCCTTATATTTTCTTTGGAGGTTTGCCATCATTACATCATTCTCAATTGAATATGTTTGTAGTGCAAACATCAATTCCTCAAACACATAAGATTTTAGTATAACACAATGTGCCGAAAAACTCTTATTAAGTTTGATACATTTTTCATTAACAACTTCTGTTTTTTCACCGACATGATAATTGTGATTTGCCCCAAAATACAACATGTCCCAGTTTTCAGGAACATGATCCATATACTCCTTTAATTTTTCATTAAAATCGTCAACGAAGATACAATCATCCTCAATAATTAGAATACTATCTTTAGGTGTTTTTTTCCAATCATTATACATGTTTATATAAGTCTTAATTAAACCAAACATACCTGAAGGCATTTTTGTGGGATTCTCAATTTTTTTACCGTTAACACCCTCAAATAAAATATAATCTTTGCATCCTATTTTTTCTAATTGATTTAAAATGTGTTCTTTTCTGTCAGTTCTTTCTTTCAGATTTATAACGTAAATTGAGTCTGTTAAATCGTTAAGTGTCATATTATTTTAATTTTGTAAATTATTTTTTTTCATAATATAGTCATAAAGTTCTTGACTATTTTTATTAGCTTCGGTAGATACAGTTCCATCCTTTTCGTGATGAAAATAAGTGAATAATGGTTTTGGTATTCTTTTACCTACATATCCTGATTTCATCATTCGTACCCATAAGTCATAATCTTCCCAACCTTTCATATTTTCGTCATAACCACCACATTTGCTGAAGGCTTCTTTAGTAAACATAGAACAATTAACAATGAATGGCCCTTGTATTAAACGTTCTTTAGACCATTCAGGTCTCTTCTCAACCCCGTTCATTTGACCAACATGGTTTGTATCACAATACACCGGACTCAATTTATTATTTTTTTCAATTAAATTAACACAAGTTTGGATATATTCTGGTGATATCATGTCATCAGAATCTAAAGGTAAAATATACTCACCAGTAGAATTTTTAATACCAGTATTCCTTGCTGAAGAAGGACCGGCATTTTTTTGATGTATAATTTTAATGTTTGGGTGATTTGATAAACTCTCAAGTTTATTAAGAATATATTGGTTGTTAGACCCATCATTCACAATTACTAACTCAATATTTTTATAAGTCGAATTGAATACTGACTCTAATGATTTTTGAAACATGTTACCGTAATTATGGATCGGCATAATTACAGAAACTAAAGGTTGTTTTGAGTCATGTGTAAACGTAGGTAAATCAGTACCAATTATTTGAGGTAATTTATATTTAAATGTGTCTATAAATTTAATTCTGTTTTCTTCCCACTGTCGGTTAGTTTGACCAATTGATAAGTGTGTTATTGGAATATTAGATATTACACCAACCTTAACACCCTCTAAATGATTTTCGAATGTAAACGTAGTATCGTAAAAATGGAATCCCTGAACATTTTCATTGAACTGTTTGGATATTTTATCTTTTTGTATCATCATGAAAACACCGTCAACAATAACCGATTGTAAAACTTTATTACCAAATGGTTCGCTATACTTTGATAACCATTTTTTACCGTTGTGTTGGTGATAAACTTGACCTATCATTTCAGATGATACTTCCCACCACATACCTGATTCAGGGTAATACCTTGTACCTGCAACACCCAAAATACCATACTCTGGTCTTTTTTGGAAATGCTCAATCACACGTTTTGCCCAATATTTTTTTTCAAAAATAATGTCGTCATGGCATAATATAACAATGTTATTGGAACTTTCATTTAATATTTCATTATAAACAACCGATAATGATTTTTCACCATTATTTATTTTTTCTATGATCTCGGCGTCATCAATACCACAAGTTTCTTTGATTTGTTGTATAAAATTTGGTTTCGGTGTTTTTGTACTAAATCCTATTGTAATCATAAACCAGTTGACCCAAAACCATTATTATTTCGGTCTTTATTTTCTAATTTATTTTTTGAAATTAGGTTTACCCATTTGCCCGACACCACAGGACATAAAACCGCTTGAGCAATTTTTTGACCTTTTTCGATTTTAACTTTTTGATTTGTGGTATTGAAAAGTATAACTTGTATTTCTCCTAAATATCCTTGATCTACAGTTCCTGGTGAATTCAAAACCATTAAACCCTGTTTAAGTGCTAAACCACTTTTAGATCTTACTTGAATCTCGTATCCATCAGGTATATCAATATGAAGACCCGTAGGAATAAGGATCCTATCAAAAGGATGAATCCACTTATCTTCAACACTATATAAATCAAAACCAGAATCTGACTCATAAACATATTTTGGATCAATCGTATTTTCATTTGATTTTTTATAACTTACGTCAAGTTTCGGGACATATGATTTAATTTCATCTTCTAATTCTTGAAAGTCTAAACCAATTGTGTCAAATAAGGAATTATAATTAATCTCACTAGTTCCGTTATCATTCGAATTTAGATCTTCTAACATTTTTATAAGAGCGTTTATTTCTTGTTCTTCGTTATTATTTAGTTCTTTACTCATTATCTCAATGATTTTAATTTTATTATTGTATCAACCAAAACTTTAACATCTTTTTCACAGTATTCGGCGATTTCTTTTAATCTATTATGACTCCAATACGCCTCATGTACCATACCACCATTGACCTCACCATCTTTTGGTGTTGGGATGTCTAAACAAGCACACATTAAATCTAAAGATCCAATTGATGTATATGCACCGTATTGCCAAATTTCTTTTGTATCGATAGCTTTTACCTCCCATGGTTTAGTATCGTATGACGGTAGAATTTTAGATGGCATAATTCCATTTACAATCATTCGTTTTGCTAACATTGGAATATCAAAGTTTTTTAAATTATGTCCACATAAATAAAAATCTAATTTATGACAACGGTTCAAAAGGTCTCTTACTTCAGTAAGTAGTTTATGTTCATCATCACCTAAAAATGTTTGTCTTTTTGTTTCTCCATTATCTAAAACAAATGCCATGGATACACAAACAATCTTTGCAAACTCAGGAACAAGTGCCGCTCGTTTTTTGAAAACAATATCCATGTGTTCTTCAGTTGTTTTTTCTTTACCCGATTCTTTATCTTCAGGAAATCTTTTCAAAAACCAATCAAAGTATTTATCAAATTGTTCGGCAACTTTGGGATTAAAATTGATACACGTTTGGTAATCAGCACATCCACCAACGGTTTCGATATCTAAAAATAAAATTTTTGTTATTGGAATATTAATCATTTTTATTTAATTAAGGATTTGTAAAATTCGGATCTTCGATGAGTCACAAAGTTTAAGTCATATTTGTCTTTAACGGTTTCATATAATTTTTCGCCAAGATCTACAATCATATTTGGATTATCAACTAATTTTTTAATATTTTTGACCCAATCACTATGATTTCTTACTTCATCGACTAAAAGTGCATTTCCATCCGTAAATTGACCATTTTTTAGGGCGTGTTTCAAATCAATTGTGTACGGTCCAAGATTTGATGCAATTATGGTTTTTTTGTAAAATCCCGCTTCAATAACTTTGAGTTGGGATTTCATTCTATTAAATATGTGGTTTTTAATTGGTGCTAATGAGATGTCAAATTTTGAATAATTTTTTGCGTATGAGTCAGTTGGTCTAGTCCAAACACGAACATAATTTTCATTGTAAAGGTTAGGAAAATCTTCTTCCTTATATTGATTCAAAAATAATTTATATTCAGGAGAAACAATTTTATAATTATTTGTAAAAATCTCTTCATACCTTGCCCAAACAGTTTCTTCAGGTTTAATAGGTCTTTGTTTTTTTTCTCCAGTGTCTTTATTAATTTCGGTTACGGAACCTCGTATATCGAATCCACACAAATAAAATTGTAATTTATCCTGTTGACTTGATAGTTTGCCAACCATTCCATCTAATAATTTAAGATCATGTAAATGAGAAGAACCGCCTAACCAACCAACTCTTATTTTGTCTGAAGGTAATGTTGGTTTATTAAACTGTCCTTCTTTCGGGTCAATTGCGTTTGGAAAAACAATAACATTTTTGTTAATTTTTCTAATTTCATTTGCAAATATTTCAGTTGTGGTTGTTACATAATCGGCAGCCTTAAGATTCTCGATAATTTTTGAATTCATTTTGTCTGCCAAAATTAAATTGTGAATAGGGTGTTCTTTTGTTGGTAACCAATAATCATCGAGGTCGGCAATAACAATAATCCCCATACTTTTAAGGGCTTTGATAATTGTTGGACATTGTTCTAAGGTTCCAAAATTTCTATGAAAATGAACAATTTGGTAATTTTTCCAATAATTAAAATCACTAACTTTCGGTGTGAAATCTATATCGACGTGGAAATCGTCAGGATATAAATTTTGTAACATAATGTGTGGGTCGACTGACCGATATTTTCCTACTCCTGATGCGTCTGAAGGTAGTACTAAAATTTTGATTTTTTCTTTCATGTTTGGTTTCAATTCTAATAAAGGAAAAATATTTTTTAATAGTCATTTCCCGTCTTACTTATGAATTATAACCATATTTTTTTGTTTTATCAATTCTAAATTTTTTTTCATCGTAATTTTCAATAAAAAAATCCACCTTTAATGGGTGGATTGAGTGGACGCCTGAAAAGTTTTTTTATTTTGCAATTTTTTTAATTTTGGTAACTTTACCTTCGAATAAATGTTCGCCAACTCTAAACTTAAATATTTCGTTTGATCTTATTTCAGATTCAATTAACAGTCCATTTTCCTTCAAAACATCCTCAACAGTTCCTCTAACAATATCTTTTATCTGTTTTCCGCTCAAAGTAGATTGTATTGGATGTTGTTGTGTTTGAACATGTCTTTTAGTTTCTGATTCAGAGACATTATTTTTTGTGTTAGTATTCATCAATCTACTAGCTCTTTCAACTAAATCATCACTCAATACCGCTCCTGTCGCAGTTCCCATTGTTGGTTGTTGTATTGGGTGTTCCATCATCAACCGTTTGATTTCGTCAGGGAGTTTAGAGCTAGCAATTCGTTGTTCTACCGAAATGTTAGAGGGTGTCTGTTGTACAACAGGTTTTGCCTCTTCCAATATGTCGGATGGAATATTATATTTTGCCAAAGGAGCGTTGTAGTCTTCAACAATTGGTGCCGACAAACCTGATCCTGATGATATATTTCTCGCCTGATTTCTTTCGATATTTTGATGTTTTTCCATGATCTTTTTTGAGATCATTAATTTCTGTAGTAATTCTGCTTCTGAGTTCATATTTTTCGATTAAAATACCGCGTTTATAATTAGTCTCGACATACTTTTATCTCCTGATGAATTGTAATTAGGTCTTGGAGTATCGAAAGTTTCTTGAGTTGGTCTAATAAATTCCATTTTATCAACCCTGAAAAACCTCCAACTTGGTAATGGTTTTTTACCCAAATAACCTCTGTGAGAAGCTCCTTCTCTATCCCAAGCTCTTAACACGGGGTTTCCTTTTTTACTCAATCCAAATGCAACAGGTTCAATAACTCTTAGACCTTTTCCACCTGGTTCATCACCGTTATAATAAATTACGCACACTTGTTTATTTTTAATAGCGTCAACAATTTGATTTTTTGATGCTATTTCTAAAATAAGATTATTTAATGTTTTGTAAAGTTTCATTAAGCCGATGGAGTAGTGTAGGGTTTGTCTGGTTGATATTCGTTTATTTTAATTTCATTTTTTCTTTCGATAATATCAATAGAAGAACCTCCATTGACCGTATCTAAGAAAATTCCTGTACCTTTACCTGATTCATCTCCATCGGAAAGGGCGTCAGGATTTACCGCAGAATAAGGGTTATCTGTTTTGTAATCATTTTTTACAATCAAACTTTTTCTTTGAAGATCGGCAATTGCCGTTAAGTCATTTGGTGGTTGGCTAAAATCTAATCTTTCTGTTTGCATTTTAAATTATTTTTTTTATTAAATTGTTTATCCTATCAAGGTCTTCTTTTATTGAGATGTCTTGAACGAATCTTGAATGTTCTTTTGAAGGACTTATCATATCGCCAAGGGGTCCCAAATTTTTTAATGTTAAGTCATCTGTCGAATTTGGCATAAATTCTTGTTGAATAAATTCGGAAGCATCTTCATGATTTCTTAAATCTTCTAAAGTGGTATTTACCCAATTTTTCATATAGTCCGCGCCATTCAAAATAAATGGGGCGTCAGTCTTATCACCATTGTAATTATCGAACCAATTTTTTATTCTACCAAGCTGTTGATAAGTTGCATACCCACTATTTCTTAATTCTTCATTCCTTTTGTGTCCTTCGATTGAAGGATCTGAATTTGGTATATGATCAAAACAAATTTGTAAGTACTCTACAACCTTATCCGGTAGTTGAATTGTTTTATTGTATAAATTACTGTTCACTTTTTTTTAAATGTTTAACTAAACTGTCAACACTTATATTTTCCTTTTCTGCAATTTTTTTAATCGCTTCGATGTTTCTCATCAATATTTTCGAAATAGGTTTTGATGTGTCGATTTCACTTGTTTTATTTTTAACAACATCGGAATGTTTTGTTTTTTTTGATAAAAGAATTTCGTCAATTAAAATTTCCATTTTTTCTTTTTCTAATTCTGATAATCTTCTTTTTGTAAAACAATTTTTACACTTTCCTCGTTTTTTGTCTTGCTGAAGTTCTTTATCCAATTTTTTATCGAAACCTAATCTTTTTAATCTTTTGTCTCTTTGGATGTTGTCTTTAACTTTTAATGTGTTTATCATAATTTTATTTGCTTGATTGTAGTTTTTTGCAAACTCAGTTTCTTCAAACCCAAATGATTCTGATTGATCAACTTCATCTAAAATATTACCTTTGTTTTCTTCACTCTCACCATAATAAACTCTGATGAAAGGAAATTGATTAGATTTTGTCATTCTCACAGTTTGGTCCATCGTTTTTTTGGCCAAATTTCTTTGATTTAAAATCGGAATGTTTGAACTAATCATTGATCCATCGGGATTGACCAACTCATCCAATTCTTTGGGTGTAGTTTGTTTTTTTGATTGAGAATCAATTAATTTATGAACTTGTTGTTTGGTTAATTTTTTGTTTGACTTCAATATTTTGGTAATAATATTTTGTATTTCCTCAAATACTGACTTATCTATTTCAATAAACTGATCATTTTGTCTAGATTCACTCAAAGTATCTGACACAGAAAAGTATACTAAGATTTTATCACCTTTATCTTTCAAATAGAAATAATATGGTTTTCGAAAATACTCTTTGTTCAACTTAATCATGTTATATTTTTTACAATAAATACTTTCAATTGTTGTATTTATAAGAAAAACGCATGTCTTATCAAAATATAAATCAATATATTTACCCAAAGTTAAAATTACAAGTCCTTTATGATGGACAAGATATGTCTTTAGCTTCCGATGAGGTCGACTTCAATCAAGAAGTTATTTTTTCACCATATATAATAGGTGTTAATGACGGTAAAAAATTACCCATTAATATTGATTTGAATAGCCCTCTATCTTCCTTAAATTTAACATTAAACTATGGGTCCTACAATTTTGAAAATGTTGTTATATCTGAAACTTTTTATCAACCCGAGGATTTAAGAATTGAATGTTTCACCGCTGGAACAACTTGTGATATTGGATTAACGGGAGTTGATAACGGATTGGTAAATTTAATTGAAGGTGAATTATTAAATTTTACAAACGGACTTTTTAGTGATGAAGTAAAATTTAATAGAATGTTTTATGACCGAAGAATGAAACTTATTCAAACAACAACAAATGTACCAAAGAACAATAAATTTTCAGGTGTTACTTACTACACTTCTTACGAAATGGTTTCTAAGTATAGTCCCCAAGTTGGGAGATACATTGAACTATATGGTGGATTTTATCAAGGTTTTTATAAATTATTTGGTTATGACTATGAAATATTACCTGAACGATTCAATAAAGGATGGTCAGTTGAAGTTTTGTTAAAACCAAGATTTTTTAATGAATACAACCCACCTGTTGGATATACAACTTTGAATGAAATTTATCCAAAAAACAAAAATACGTTATTCTATTTGGGAACAAGAGCAGAAAATAAATTTTATCATTATGCCGATGGTTCACCAAAATGCGACTCAAATTATACGAGAGTTACAAGTGGTTTAACTAATTGTTTCGAAACTTGTGCTTGTTGTAATTATGATATCAAAAATAGTAGATGTATTTACGTATATCCGCCGAGACCAATTGGTGGTGAATACGATCCTCATGTGAATTACGGATGTAACTTATGTAATGGGAATTATGAAACAAAACTGACATGTGGATGCGGTTGTGATTTGGACCCCTGTAAAACCTGTGGATGGATGTGTTTCGAACATAAGTGTGAAACAATAATTGTCCCGACACCAACACCAACACCTACTCCATCACCAACTCCATCATGTGATACATATTCTGATGTGATACCATGCCCAACAAAACCTTGTTGTACGGCATGTCCAAGTTGTGGTTGTGATACTTGTGGATGTCCGCCAACTGAACCTTCCAATGTCTTTAAATCAATAGAGGATACTTGTGAAAAAGATCCAAAATTTGACGCTTTGTCAAATAATTTTTCTATCCGTTTGTGTGGCGACCCAAAAAATCCTGGTATTGGAATTCGAGTTTTGAAAATTACAGGAGAATGTCAAACTACTGGAACATGTGTAACAGGTCAAACTTATGTCACTGGATATACAATACAAGATATTTGTACGCCACCAATTTATCCTTATTGTTTAGAAGTAAATCCAGCTTGGTTAAACTTAGAGCATTGGTTCTTATTGGATGTTGTTTTCGAACGTTATACTTTTATAGATTTTTGTGACCTCAGATGGTTTGGTGGATTAGATCAAATAACAAGAGTAGAGTTTTTACAAAGTTTGGCAAATAACACAGTATCCTTAATCCAACCTCCTTACACAAATGGATATGAAATCCCACAACAAGTAAAGATAGTCCAACTAAATCGAATTTGGTTAGATGAAACTAAATTTAGGTTGGGTAGATTAAAAATCTATATCAATGGAAGAATATTTTATACTATCGAAAATTTTGAAGAAGTAATTCCGAGGGCTTTAGACACCGACAAAGAAAGACAAGTGGCCGTTCCGTTCAATATGTCTTGGGGTGGGGGAACTCAAGGACTTCATGAAAATCTTACCTTATCTTCTTGTACCGATACGTCAGAAGGGTATTATATTCAAGATCCCGAATGTTTTCCTGAAAACATATTGAGTGCAACAACTTTAAATAAATTGAAAACACACATTTTATTGGAAGAAAATTTTGCAGGAACTTTAGACGGTGCAATTTCTCAATTTAGATTTTATACTCAACCTATTTCTAGTCCTGAGGTGAAACACAATTTTAAAATATTAAAAGATAAGTTTAGCATGTTCGACCCCGATTGTCCTGTATGTGACACATCATCATGTTTCCCTAATGATTTTACATACACAATAATTAATACATAGATGAGTCAAAATATAATAATTCGAAGTGTTTTTTATGATGGTGAATTAGCAGAAGTGTTATTCAAACCAGACAATGATGATGTTGTCATTAATTTACACGAAATAACATTACCATTCTTATTTGAACCTCATTTATTATATCCACCAAGAGAAATATATGGATCATATACTATCAAACCTGTTTTTTCTAATTGTCCTTATTTTTTAGATGTTGTTAGACCGACTCCTACACCAACTCCGACTATTACTCCAACAAAAACCCCCACACCAACTCCAACTTCAACGATAACACCAACACCATCTATCGATCCTTGTAAAGTTCCAACATTAACACCAACCACAACATCAACCCCAACTCCAACCCCTACCGTGAGCAACAGTCCAACACCAACACCAAGTTGGAATCCGTGTATTACACAATAATTTTTTAAGTAAAAGATCGATTTTAATTTCAAATAGTTCGAAATTAATAATAAATAAATGATTTTTTTTAAATGTTTTTTATTATTAAGTTAAATGAAACAAAATTTTCTATCGATAAAAATTAATATATTATACGTTGTTCCTCACTTATCAACAGGTGGGATGCCCCAATTTGCATTGAAAAGAATTCAATCTTTATATAATAATTTTAAAGTAAACGTTGTTGAATATTCTTATTTTGGTAATCAATATGTTGTCCAAAGAAATAAAATAATAGACCTAATCGGTGAAGATAATTTTTATTCTTTGGGAACACCAAACCATATCGAAAAAAAAAAATAAGTTAGTTGATATCATAAAAAAAAATCAAATTGATATTGTTCACATTGAAGAAATTTCTGAAGGGTTTGAAAGTTTCAATCAAATTCCAATTAGTATTCTTACCGAGTTATATGATAACAAAAGAACTTGGAAGATTGTTGAGACATGTCATAACATTTGGTTTGATCCAAAAAACAGAAAATTTCGTCCTGACTCATATTTGTTTGTAACTCCATATCATTTAAAAACGTTCGAATTAGAAAAAGTTTATAAAAAAGTTCTTCAATACCCAATTGAAAACAAAAAACCATCAATACTTAAAAAAATTCAAACCAAAGAAAAATTAAACTTTGACTTGAAAAAAATTCATGTCTTGAATGTTGCCATATATTATAAATACAGACTGCAGTAATTCCATTATTTTTCTATATACCTGTAATACCGTAGGATGACATTCAAATGATTTTTTATTTTCTAAACAATTAACAAGTGGGGGTATCCCTTGAATTGACCCCCATTCTTTTACCCCATGTT